TCGCCGCCTCGTCTGCCGTCCCGTTCATGATCTCGAGGGTAATACCCAATTGACTGTAAAACATGTTCGTCAGGTATTCGATCTGCTTCAGAAGGTTGTTTTCAAGGCTGCGGTTCAGCTGCGTCACCCGCTCGGTGCCGTCCGTCCACGCAATTCCGTATTTCGAGTCGCGAAGCTGGTCTTCGATCTCCTGTCGGCGCTTGTTGGCCTGCTCCCGGCGTGCGTCGCTTTTCACAGCGTAGGGCAGCTGAATGATCAGGTCCAGCTTCCCTGCACCTGCCTGCTCGTCCACCACGTCGAGTAAGCTCAGCTTGCGGATCAGGCGCTGCATCGTGCTGTTCGGCTCGTTCATGATGGCGTAGAATGGGTTCTCGATCAGAGCCACAGTCTTTTTCGGCAGGACCAGCTCCTCTTTCTGCCCGGTCTTGTCATTGTAAAGCCGCACCCGCACATGCTCGGGATACCATTCCAGCACTTTGCCCACCCGCATGGAGTAGATTTTGTAGCTGTCGCTCCGGCTGGGGTCGTAATTCGTTTCCACCGGCACCACGGCCACCACGCCTTCGTCCAGCATGCTCATCACAATGTCCTGCACAAGCCCCCGGCCCGTCTGGTCCAGATTTGCTTCGAGGTTCAGGCAAGAATTAAGGCCCGAGTCGATGACCGAATCAAATCGGCCATTTTCGTCGAGCCTTACATGCTGTATCGTGATGGCGCTGCAGTCCATCGAGATGCGGTTGTATACGCTGGTCACAAAGGTGCGTTCGTTCCCCCGCGTCAGCCGCACCCGGTCAGGCCGGTAACTGTACCCTCCAAAGTTCCGGGGAGGGTCCCGGTTCAGAAAAGCGTTCCAGGCGTGCTTCAGCCGGGAACCCAATGTCGGATTTGCTTCCATTTTGAATTTTTCCTCCAAAAAGAAAAAGCGCATCAGCCATTAAGCCAATGCGCTCGCTGAGTTCTGCCAGTTTAGCTGAACTCGATCTCAATTTTGTTTTTGCTCAAAAGGGTCACGATGGTTCCTTTGTTTCACCTCTTATGCCCCATGTACTTTCATGATCGCTGAAATCGCTGTAGCGGCCATACCTTTTTGAATTACCTGCGAATCAACGATATCTTTTCCGATTTTTGCTACTGTGTTATAGTTGCTATAGAGATTGCTTAAAGTCCCCAATGCTGCTGCCGCAGTTCCTGCAATTGCAACCGCCTGTTTAACTCTGTTAGGTTTTGCAATCAAAGATTGATACTGTTTTTCTTTCTGAAGGCGATTGATTTTTGCATTGAGATCTGCATCACTCAGTTCCTGAATCCTTTTCTTCTCATGAGCGCGAGTGTATTCAGGATGGTCATCCTGCTGATATCGTTTTTTCCCTTCAACGGTCAGTGTACCGTCCTGATTTTGATATCTTCGTACGCCCCACTTTTGGCCCTTGATACCCCAATGCCAAAGGCAATCATTATAAGTCATCAATATATCACCTCTATATCTATTGCATTCATACACCACCACTGTTATACTAAATTAAATTAGCATCTTTAACGTCTACTTGGTTTGAGGAGGTTTGAATATGCCCGAATCCGAAATGTTCTCTCTCCAGTCTGCTGGCTGTGAAGTCATTTCCTGCAATACCCCGCTCGACTTTGGCGATACGACTCGTTTTCGTAAGGTCGAATTCCCGGAGCAGGCTGGACTTGCGACCAATTCCTTTCTACAGCTTGTTCCTGCAAAGCTTGCAGCGGAAGCAGCATCAAACACCTATGTTCTCCGGTTTCCGAAAGGCATTCAGGGTTCTCTTATGAACTTGCATCAGGGTGGACAGTCCACGGTCATGAGAGATACAGCAGGGCATTTTGTAGGAACAGCCTCGCTCTACCGAGTTGATCCTGCATCGGTGGCAGCTTTTCAGGCGTTCAGCATTGCGTCTTTCGCAACGGGACAGTATTTTCTTGCCGATATCAGTTCTAAACTCACCGAAGTCAATAAGAAGCTTGATGACCTTCTTGCATTCCTGCAAACCTCAAAGCGCACGGAGCTTCTCTCCGAACTGACGTTTGTGAAATATGCATTAGCAAATTATTCAACCATCATGCTCAACGATGCTCAGCGTATTGCAACGATTGGAAATCTCCAGCGTGCAAAGACGAAAGCGATTGCCGACATAGAGTTTTACACCGAGCGGCTTGAGAGCTCAGTCAGCGGAAAAGCAAATGAAAGCCAAATCCAAATCGTTTTACAGAACAAGCAGGGCATTGATCTCGCATCCCAGCTTTATGCTATCAGCGGAATCATGGAAACCTACTATTCGCAAAACTGGAACGAATCTTATCTTGCAAATATCAAAGATGATGCCAAGCCGCTCTTTGCTCTTACGCAAAACCGCATGATTGGCGCTTTAAGAACATTCTCTGATAAGGTATCTAAAGAACTTGAGGGTCGAAAGAAAAATCCTCTTGCTAAGAATGAGGTTTCCAAAAAAGAGCGTGAAGTTCTTCGGGTGTTCGACGCCCTGAATTCTCAGACCGAATCTCCGCTTCTCATTTTGATGAAGGATGCCCTGAATAAGCCTTCGGAGGAAACAGAACTCTACCTTCGTCCTGATGGGACAGTGTATCAAAAAATTCAGCCACAGGCTGTATAAAGGTTTATGCTTATGTACATAGTCACAGTCGTCGTAAGTTGTATCCGCTCTACACTTTTATATCTTGGCTTGATTTCTGCTGTTAGAGAACATTCTTTTCAATTACTTCTTCTGTACTTAATATTGCTCGCCATTCTTGTCCTATTTAACAAACTTTCAAAGGATCATATTCCGATGGAAGATACTATTTTTTATGCAATTACTCACGACATCCTAGCACCGATTCTTGGCATCAGATCTCTTGTAAAATTACTGCTCCATAAGTACCTTGACGGCCCGAATGAACCTCATGCAGAAATCTTTCTGGCGCAGGGCATCACAGAAGCCGCATGGTCAGTTCTTTTTCTGGCATATCTTGTAATCGACGTACTATAATCACTCAAACGCATCCCGGTTCACCTTATAAGCCACATACGCATCCATCATAGCGGCAACCGCGTCGATCTTCTGGTCATATCGTTGTTTCAGAAGCTTGCGGTTGCCGTTTGTGTCTTCCAAGGTAATGCAGTTGCCCATGGCAAATTGCATCAGCGCTTCGTCAAACAGCAGTTTCCGCTGTTCGCTCAGCTTCTTCAGCTCGCCAAGCGGCACGCTTTCGGTCTTTGCGCCCTGGATCACCTTTTCAATGGCATACTCGCCGTTCTCCCGCGCCCACCGCTCCACAAAGTCCTTTGCGTTGTAGGGGTCGTAACCGAAAGCCCGCACGTCGTACCCGCTGTTCTCGATAAAGGCGTCCAGATCGTCGTATACTTCCATCATGTCCAGCACCGTGCCTTCCATAATGACCAGTGTCCCCTCCCGCATGAACTCGTCATACTTCTGGCGCATGGCCTGCGGCAGCTTCGAGAGGGTGTAGCTCGTGATGTAGTCCCGTGTCTTCACGCCAAAGTAGCCGTGATCCATTGGGAACAGGAAGGTAAAGGCGCAGAAGTCGTCACCCTGCGAGAGGTCCGCCCCCATGGCACAGGCCATCTGCCAGAAGTCCCGGTGCCGGTGTGGCAAGGTCTCCTCGTAGGGGAAGAAGTAGGTGTAACCTTCCATCGGGATGCCGAAGCGCTTGGCCAGAATGTCGTTCCGGCTCGCCGGTGCTTTCTCGGCGCGCTCCACGTCCAGCTGGTAGGCTTCATAACTCACGGTCAACCCCAGGTTCGGGTTCGCCTTCACCCACATCGACGGGTCGTTCACTTCTTCAATGCTGTCCAGCTTGTAGTACCAGATGGACACATGCGGGTTGACGTAATCCCCTTTCAGGATGCTCATCAATTCCATTTTGATGGAGTCGCCGCAGCCGTTGCGCACCGTGCCCTCGCTGCTGGTCGCCACGATCAGGTAATCGTTCACCTTCGAACTGCCCTGCTCGATGGC